GGAACATTCATACCTGCATCCTTTGCTTCTTTGTAATAAACTCTATTAAGCTTATCATAGGTCAATGCTGCTTTACTTTCAAACTCAGTCCCATCATAGTCACCATTTATATAACCGCTATACATATTAAATAAATTAGGTTCTCCACCTTGTTTATAATTATATAAAGCTCTCAAATCTTTATACTTTTCATCTGTAGTAGTTTTAAGAAAATTTTCTTGTACCAATGGTCTTTTTTCTGGCTTACCATCATAAACAATCATTTGGATATATTCTTTTGTTTCTTTTGGTAAGTGCTGCATCCATTCGGTACTATTATAAATATCAGAACCTTTTGCTTTTTGTGCTTTTAACAAATTAAGAACATTTCCTCTACCCCAATTATATGAAGCTAGAGATTTTAATAATCTGTTTTCCATAGTAGATCCTGGTTTGTTTATAAATGAAGAATTAAATAATTCATTCATTGACCATGCTTGTACATCATAATTTTGTTTAGGATCAAAAGGGTCTACTGTATCTACTTTATTTGCTTTCTTATAGTCATTTATTAAACTTTTACCTATTTGCCCAAGCCCCATATAACCTAGGCTATTCTTAGCTTTAGGGTTCAAGTTTGATTCAACATAAGCTTGCTTATAAAGAAGTTGAGGTGTTATCTGAAAATCTTGCACACTTTCTTTGACTGTTTCACGTTTGATAACATCAGTAGGTTTGTCTATTTTTTTTGGTATAACAATAGATTGGTTTAACTTTAAATTATTATAACCTATATTAGGATTAGCTTTCTTTAATTCATCCCATGTTACATTGTTTTTATTAGCAATACCATAAAAAGTATCTCCACTTGATACTTTATACTCACCGTTACCTTCTTGTGTAGTAGGTTGACCTCCTATTTGATAATATTCTATATCACCTCCTTCTTTAAATACTTGCTCTATATTATATTCATCTGGAATAAACCCTCTATGCTTTTCAAGAAGTTTATAATAAAGCATTGTAGAGTTACGCTCTATATCCCAATGAGAGGCATCAGGATTAGCTGCTTTATACTTGTCTTTAAGATCTTTAATAAAATCCGATTTAAAATTTTCTATCTTATCAATTTTATATTTGTTATGTATTTTGATAGGCTTTTTCCCTAGTGTAGAAAAAACCTCTAGTTCTTTAATTTTATTTGGTAAAAACTTAGACCCACCGTTATTTCTAAAAGGATGCAAATCCCATATATCAACTTCATTATATAAACCTTTATTATCTAAGTACCCAGAATTGTTTGCCATTACATTAAAAGCTCTATCATACGTTTGTGCAGCAGGGTAACCGTCTGCAGAGCCTATTTTATAATAGTCACGACTATCTTGCTCTTTCCAAAATTTATCAAACAATTCTTTTTCTGTAAGTCCTTTTGGTGCAGATTCTTTAAACTTGTTAAATGTTTTTTGAGCATCTTTAGCTAGTAAGTAATTTTCTCCTATTTTTGATTTTAAAGCGTCTTCCTTTATACCTTTGTCTAAAGACAAAGATCTAACATTATTTCCTCCAAAAGAAGGTTTTATATATCCTTCGGTTTTTATTTTAGGCTTTACACCCATTGTTTCTGAAAAAATTTGATCTAAATATTGATTTCTAATATTTCCATCAAGAGAATTAGTATTCCTATAAGTATTACTTTTTTTATTAAAAAATACATCTTTAAATTTTTTCCCAATATTATTATAATCATCAGTAGGGTTAATATTATTTACAATCCTATTAGATATAAATTTATCTAAAGGTTTTGTCAATTCCTTAATTGCTCCTTTTCCTAAAGATGTAATAAGTGCAGGGTCTATCATATCTAACGCAAAAGCTCCATAAGGATTAGTTACGTTTGCTGCCTCAGATAAAGTTATTTGATTTTCAGTTAATGGTCTAAAAAAATCAAACCCGTCATTTCTTCCTGTTATTGCGTTTAATCCCTCAGCTAAATAACTATTACCTATTTGTAAAGGATTAGGAGGAGCTTCTAGTCTAGGGCTATCTATTTTCTTATTATAATTAGTACCTAAAATACTTGCATCTTCCGGATAAGATTTATCTCCTGCTATACCTCTACCGCTATTTAAAGCTTCTATTGTTTTTTTAATATCTCCGCCAAAATATTCATTAGCGTATTCTACTAATTGCTCCTGTCTTGCTATAGCTTGTTCTCTAGTATAAGTTTCCCTACCATCTTGAGCTTTTGGTAATGCACTACCACCGCATTTATGACATGTAGATACATCAGCTCCACCATCTGCAGCTTTCCATGACCAACCGCAGCTATTACACTTCATGGTTTTGTCTAGTAATCCACCACCACGTTGATAGGCTGTTTTTCTTTTTCCATCTTCATCTTTAAAATATATATCTTCAGAAAAGCCATCTTTTTTTCCTTGCTCAGTTCTTACATATCCGTCTGGTAAAAGATTGTTATATGATAGATACTTTATTACTTCATCTTTTTCAGAATCGTCTATACTTAATGATCCTACAATTGACCCAACATAATTATTAAATGTGTCTTCTCCCATTTCTTGAAGCTTTGCCAAGAATGGTCTTTCATCTCCACCAAATATAGTTCTTAACTCATGCCCTACACCCATTACATTAGAACCAATAAAACCAGCTGCTTTGTCTACACCTACAAAATCTAATAGACCGCCTAAGTAAGGTATATCTTTAACCTTTTGTTGAATTGCTTCTGCAGCATATCTACCTCCTGAAGCATGTCTCATATTATCTATATTATTCATCTCTTCTGGATTCTCAGAAAAATCTCTAGCTTTGTTATTTATATCACCTAATGATTTATTAACTAATTTTTCAAGATCATATAAAAAACTATTATTAGATGCTGCAGCTTCAGCTTCATCTGGTATTTCTGTACCATCTTGAGCCATTGGTACTTCTAAGACACTATCTCCTGGAAACTGATAATTATTACCAGGCATCATCATCTGACTGTTACCTAAGTTATCAGTCCCCATAACAGGGAAATCCACATCCTCCATTGTTATTGAACCTGACTCAATGATATTAACCGGATTGTTTATATCTTTACTATACCGCTTGTACCCTTCTACAGATATGTACTGAGTTATGTCTTTTAAAAACTCATTTGGTCCACCAGGTAATCCTATGCTTTTTTTATTCTTCATTATCTCTGTGATAGTAAAAGTTTAGTATTATTCAATCTTAATAACATCTTTCTAGATCCTGATACATTTCTACGTAAAATTAAGTTATTAGAATAATGTCTAAACTTCTTACGTTGAGTAGCATTCTTTTGATAGTTAAGATTAATTTCATTTAAAGGTCTTATGTAACCATTAGATTGAGTATTAAATATAGGTTGCTCTGCATTAGTAAATTCACCTCTATCGTTTGTTATATCCCAAAACTGATTAAATCTAAATTTATGTTCAACTTTAGAAACTAGTATATCAATATTATTAAAATTAATAATTGGATAATTTAAGTTTTTCCAAGGTTCATTTGCAGGTTGCTTATTAAGTAATAATAAACCTGATACCTGATCATTGTTATATATGATAGATTCATCAAAGTTAAAATCTAAATCTTCCCATTTATCTCCACCACACATATTATATTGAGGATCTCCTTTATATACATAAGTCTCAAGTTGATATTCAAAGCTTCTTATTGTATTTACTGATTGTCCTGTATTTGAAATTAAATCTATTTCCCAAGGATAATCATTACCATAATAATTTGCAAATGAGTCACATCTTACATTATGCCTCCATATACCACCGTATGTAAAGTTAGCGGGAGTACTAATGTAAACAGAATAGCTACACCTACGTGGATCCGGTTGTACAAAATCTGGGTTACCTATTTGAAATATTAAAGGTGCAGTGTCAGGACATGTACCTGACTCTACAACTGGAATATTAGGTACTGTGGAAGTAGGACATTCACAAGTAACTCTTCTGCATATTGGTGGATTAATGTCATCACAAGTACCTGAAGATAACGTATATGTTGAATTAATTAAATCAGGATAAACTAAAGTATAGCCTGTTGGACAGCTGCATGAATACACGTCATTGCATACACTATTAGAAATTGCATTTGCAGCTAATCCAAATGTTGGAGGAAAAGATGCGTTAATTCCAAATTGATAAGGATCAACATTTACTGGCCCTGGAGATCTAGATATGTAATCTAATATGTTAGCATTAGGTGGATCAACACTAGTTGCACCACAAAACATTGCATATACAACTTGATAACTTGGACCAGTACCATCACCAACTGAAGTATATGGTATACCAACAGCTGGATCTGGCTCTGCTATAGTATCAGTAACAAGTATTATTATAGACTTGTAATAAGGACTACTTGTTCTGTCACCCAATGTAGAATTAGCACCATCAGAAATTACTGTATTACCAATCTGTAATCCTAATGCTATATCAGTACTAGTACTATTAAGCCAATTATCATCATAAAAATCTTTAACTTCTAATTCTGTTACAGTATTACTCATTGTAACTGCACCTGGATCCATATTAAATGTTACACTTGTACTACCCCAAGATACAAATCCAATTTGTAACTGATCAGCAGCCATTAAATTTACTATATTAGAATCATTTAAAAAGCTAGTTAACCAAGTCTGCTGTGCTTCCCTAACAGAACCTGGACCAGATCCCGTAGAAAAAGAAGTATCCATTGCCACTACAATGTCAATTAAACATGCATCTGGTCCTCCTGCAACTGTAGCTGCAATATCATCTATTGTTACTTCTGATAAACTTGTTTCGTTAACGTTTAACTCACATAAACCATTTGTAGAATTATAAGTATAACCAGTAGGACAATAAGGAGCATCTAAATCAGTATAACTATTAGTTGTAAAGAAATGATTAATGCTTGGTAAAGCTAAACCAGGATGCCAATCATGAAAAGAAATCCAAGCTTTTGATTTAGGATCATAACTTACAGTCCATGAGCAATCATCAAAATATAAAGGATCACCAATGTCAACAGGAGTATATACATCTAATAATTTAATAGATACAGGCTTACTTAAACTGTCTGTAAATATTGCATCAGCAATATATTCAGATTTTAATATATAATCTTTCTTCATGAAGTATACAATATCATCTACTGAATCATATATAACATGACAGCCAACACCATTTACTGGATTATCTGACCAAACAGAATGCTCAGCATCTGGAAATTGTTTAACAAACTTTGATGGTAAGTATTTTGCAAACCACCATTTCATTCCATTATTGGATATCGGATTCAAACCTTGACCAGCATATTGAAATATTTTTCCTTGCTGTTGTGATATAAAAAACAAACCTAATGGGGTATTTATAACACCTCTTAGACTTTCACATGAACCATATTCATTTGATATATCTGCATTAGCTATATTTTGAAATGGTTGACTAAATAAACCACCATCACCAATTGTTAGCTTAGTATCTAATTGTGTTTTTAATGTATCAAGTCCTTGAAACATTTGAGGTGATAGATAAGGAAAGAATATTATAGCACCACTTTTATTAATTGGCTTGATAACACTAACCTCATTTTTAAAATCTCTGTAATTAAAATTTAAAAACACTCTCCAATAATCTCTTTTAGATTCCTCTTGAGCTTGTAAAGAGTATATTAGTCTCTTAGGGTAATTTACAAAACAAGACTCTGCCGTGTAAGGATCATAGTCTAAAGGTTGTATCTCACCAAATGAAGATAATTGTGTAGGAAACTTGCTTGTACTTAATGACTCATCGTACTTATAAAAGTTATCATCCTTTTCTATCTTAGCATGGAAAAGTTCATCTATATCATTATTGTCATATATACTATATATTTTCTTTTTGGGTTCATCTTCCCAATCTCTCTGATCTAAATTTATATCAGATTCAACAAAAAAGTCTAATATACCATTAACATGAGAATACATATATGCGTATCTCATAGAAAACTTAGGATTAGGATCACCATTAGTACCAAAGATTGCACCTAAACCTGAACCACAACTATTTTCTCCTCTATCTAAATAAAATAAATCGTTAGGAAACTTAGCATCTAATTCACTAGAAGTTGCAAAAGTTAAAGTTGAAATTTCACTAGCCAAAACACTCATATCAAATTTTTGAGAGTTTAACCAAAATCTAGGATAAGGTATATTAACATGTTGAGAGTAATCATAAGTAAACTCATCAGGTTGTCCTAATAAATATTGTGCAAATATTGGCATTATAACTTTTTCAGTATATCTAGATACAAAAGTATCACCAGAAAATATTGGATCACTAGTATATAAATATTCATCAGGTTTCGTATCATCTAAAAGCTGAACACAACCTCTCATTTGAACTTGCTTTATACCAGATAGCTGACCATATTGATTATCAAAATTAAATTTAAGAGCGCCATAATAAGCTGATATAGTTCTTTTTTGTTTAGTTGATGGGTCAGTTAAAAGATCATCACCATAATCATCTGTTATACCATTTGTATTAACATCTCCACCAATTGTAAATCTTGATGTATCAATTATAGATGGATCAGCAATATCTTTATTTAAAGAAACAGCAACAGTAGATGGTCTAAATAAATTATTGATTTTATATTTTCCGCTATCAAATGACTGAAATGATTGACCTAAGTAATTTGAATCTGTATTTTTAATTCTAAATAATCCCGTGTTATTTTTATCAAATGAATTAAAAAATCCATAAGAATTATACTTAAATACAAAATCAGATTTATTAACTAAGTTATAAATTAATTCTAATATCTCATCTCCACCTATTGCAATATTAGTTTTAGCCATTAAATTACCAACAATTAGTCTTACAAACGATGGTAATGATGACTCTGATGAATCATTAGATTGTGTAATAGTTGTTGTACCTCCTAATACACCAGGTAAAGCACCCAGTGCTGTTTGAGCTGAAGCAGTAAGAATATCTTGTGCCTGTGTTGCTGTACCACCTACATAAAGATCAGCTAAACCAATAAAATTATCAAGTAATTCGTCTAATACAAGTTGAGTTGCTGTCTGTGCTAGAAGAGCAGTTCCTACAACAGTAACATTGGATGCAAAGTTTGCACCAAAAGGACCGGTCGAAAGACCGCTACCAAAAAAACTAGACCAATCATTTAATTGATAATTACCTTTAGCACCTTCTATAGTTTTGCTTCTTGTTCCTAATACTTTATGCATAGCATAACCAACACCAATAATAGAAGATACTATTGCAGCTCCATTTCTTAGTAATTTAAATTGAGGATGATCTTCTGATGCTTTAAAGTAACCACTAGAATTACCACTTACTTCTCCATAAATCCTTGTTTCATAAGCATTCAGAAATGGTTTAGTAAACATTAAATCAGGAGATGAAAAACTAAATACACTTTTAGAATATCCTGTTAAAGGTTTAAAGTTTGTTATTGATTGTGAATAAGTATCACAACCCTCAGTTCTATGAATTGAATTAGCATTACCATCATGAAAATATACATCAGCTCTTAAATCATTATACGGATAATTAGGATATAAACCTTGTACATTTCCACCAATTAAATTCTCACCATTAGGAATAGTATACTCACGCATATTTCTAAATATACCCTTTCCTAATATTGACTTTGCACCTAATCTAGAACCTCTAAGTATTTCATATCCTACAACGTTAGGTATATAAGTTCCATCGTTAAACTTAGGTCTACCAATGTTTTTAAATTGAACACCTAATATGTTTATATTATCACCGCCTGTATTTGATAAATGAAGAGTTGGCCCTGTCTCTTCAGAAGGCATTTTGTGATGTCTAATTGGTTTTCCGCATAGGTCACCCCATATATCAGGTTCATTTGGATATCTTTCTGTTGATTCCCAATAACCCATTTTACCAGATGATGTTAATAAACTATCATCAGGAAGTACAGTATTTTCAAACAAATTTTCTACTGAAGCTGTGTTATATACTTTAAATAACGGATCACCATTTGGGCTTAATACATTATCACCATATATTATTTCGTCTTCACTATATTCTTCTCCTAGAGGTGTAGTAAACTGTTCCGGTGCTCTACCTGGAATATGATAAGAAGAAGATCTTTCACCTGTATTGTATATCCACCTTATAAAGAATGCATATTGCTCATCACGTAAAAAGTTAAATTTATTACCTCCTTTATAGTAATAAGTTGAGCTTAAAGAATTAGTTACCCAGTTTACTTTTATTTTATTTGCTATTGGTTGATAATTAAAATCAAATTGCTCAACAGGACCTTGACGTATTAGCCAGTCATTAACAACAAACATTGATTCAGACTTTTCATAAGCAGGACTACGTAATGGTATTTCTACTAGATTAACAGAAGTTAAAGACTCATCTATAAAATCAATGTTTATATTTTTTTGTTGAACGCTGTATATACCTATCTTCTTAGCTGAAGTTTGACCTTGGTTTCTTCTTAATATTACAAGTTCATAGTATTCATATTCCTTATCTAAATTACTAACTTCAATATCTAAAGATCCACTTGTACCAAGATGACTCCATATGGTTTGTATATTTGAAACACCTATGTAATCAGTAACTTTTTGTTCATTTTCTACATATGCTATAAAAGCTTGATAAGCTCCATTAGCAATTATACCTGAGTCAACTGATTTAGATAGTACAATACATGGCGTATCTACCAATGGAGCAAGTCTAATCTTTTCACAGTTTAAACTTCTTGGTACTACATCTTCATATTCTACACAATCAGAGCCGTTAATTTCAGGACCAGATACTTGAAATTGATTCCATGGTACATTATCAATATTTAAAGTACGAGATGGATTATTAGCATCATCCCAGTATACCTGCCATGTACAATCAAAGTTTTCTTTTGCTGCTCCGGTTATTAAAAACTTTCTATTAAAGTTTAAGCACTTGTCATTTACAATAGTTTCATACTTGCATTGACTATCATCAAACCTTCCTATCTCAGAATTAATATCATCTGTAGAATATATTACCCATTCATCAGCATATCTATGTATAGCTCCAATTACAGTATATGGAATAACACCACACTGCAAGTTAGATGGTTCATTACCTATCATACCTAGATCACCATCTTCTGAGTTATTTACTGCATTACGAGCATGCCACCAAGATTGAGGCCCTTCAAATGAAGGTGCAACATCTTTATTCATACCTTTAGTAAAACCATTTGTGTTTACTGAAGATGATCCTTGTGGTTGTGTATTTTTAGAAGATCTACTTTTAGCCATGGTATATTATCTCTTTAACAAGTTGGGCATGATGCTGATGAACTTGATGATAAAGTTGGTGCTGTAGCTAATCTAGGATTTGCAGGAGCATAACTTAAAAACATATTATAGTAATTATGATACTGAGCTCTTCTATTCATATTCCAAACTTTTCGCATTTCTTGGAAGTTAGGTGTATTAACAAAACCTAAAGCATTGTTTCTTGCTCCTCTCAATCTAGATTCTACTAGCTGTAGTTGCTGAGATACATTTTCTCCATTCCAGATCATATTTTCTAGTATCCTTTGCTTTATTGCATATTCATAATATTCATTGCAATATGGTTGATCTAAAACTAATAAGTCACCTTGAGCATTTTCCATAGCACCCTGATAACTCAAATAAACTTTGCCTGTTGTAAATGTAGTCACCAAAAAATTATCTTTAATCTCAGCTATATCTAATGCTTGAGCACCTAAGCTTGGACAATAACACACTTTATCATTTACGTCTTTTATTCTTAATTCAGTCCAGCTTGTAAAAGTTCTAAATTGACTAGGACCAATCCTTTGAACTAATTGATATTCATTTTTATCATCACATGTTTTAACAACACATACGCTCTTACATGCTACTCCATCTTCACATGGTGCTGTATCTCCGGGTGCTGGAACATATGGTACATCATTAAATGTTTCTATATGTGTACCTGACGGCATAGAACTATTAATCTTATATTCACCGCATCTAAATGCATAATTTAAATATTGAAAATCCATAGGCATCTGACCTCTACCATGCTCTATATCTATAACTACTTCCTTAGTTCTATGAATACGTAACCCTAAATCATAGTTTACTCTTTGTGCAACTTTAATCAGTTGAGCAGGTTCTATCATTCCTTCTAACGCATAAGTAGAAAAATCAATAGATACGTCTTCCATTAATTGGCTAAATGTTCTATATTTTTGTGATACTCCCATTGTTATAATTTTTAAGTTCTTGCTAGGTTACGTTTATTGTCTGAATCTTCAGATGGTATCTGTAATGTGCCTGACATAGTAGCAATAACTTGATTTTCTATTTCTGCAAACAATGCTTCTGGTATATAAATTTCTTGATTATATCTAGGAGTGCAATCATTTTCTGTATCACAATCCCATTTAGTTATGTCTGAATCAAATACACCTTCAACTTTAATTGCGTCCCATGCAATATTTGGACAATAAATATATCCATCTAACCACCAGAAGTATAATGTTTTGTTATATCTAAAAGAAGTGCTTTTTGTTAATGAGGTATACGTACCTGGTTGAGTTCCCTGTAGTTCTTGTGATCCATCTATTGAACTAATAGTACGAATTAGTGGACCCCAGTAGCCTTCAAACATTGAAGGTAGTCTTAGTTTTGTACGTTTAATTGTACAACCGCTTTGTATACCAGCACAGTGAGCTTCAACTTTATCTACATCAATTAATTCAACATAAGGTAATGTTTTCCACACTGAGTTAAACTTTAATAACTTATTTGCATAGTCCTGCCTTCTCATTAGAAACTGAGCATACTTTTCTATCAAGCTATAAATATATCTATCAGTAACAAAAGCATCTTGAACTCCTGCTTTTACTTGGCCTCTAATTCTAGATACTGCGTCTGCTATTGTTGCCATGTTTTTTATTTTTCAAATTCATTATAATTTTCTAATGTTTTCTTAGTTTCTTCAGGATTCTCATCATATAAGTGAGCAACTTTATATTTATTTTTCATTACTAGATATTTAGTCCAGTTTATAGGGTAACTCTTAGCCACTGATCTTTTAAAGTCTCTACATGCTATAAATCCCCATAGCTCTCTATTTTTAAACCTATACTTAGTTGAGTAATTTGTATAGAATATTTTACCTAAATTACCGTCTGTATCCCAATTTTTATTTTGTAAAACCTTACCATATTGATTTGATAACGAATAATTAGTATTAAATTTTGATGAAGGGCATGTTCCTATAAATAAATAACCTAAAGAATCAGGCAACTCAACACCATCTCTATTATCTATTACAGCTTTCCAAAGTCTAACATTATATGTTTTAATTATATTTTTTAATTTATTATTATCTATATCAGAATATAAAGGGTTCTTTTCCTTAAATTCTTTAATTGTTTTTGCATTTAACAATCCAAGCCTTTTAGCCCTATATCTTGGGCCTTTTAGATTTGGTTTCTTAAAATTATTTATCATACAGTTACATTTATAATTTACAAAAAAAACCCCACTTAATGAAATAAAAGTGAGGTCTTTACAAGGCTTGATAAGTTAATTCACATATATTACCCATAGTAGGGTGTTGAAGTTCTAATTTACCAGACCTTCTATTACATACATACTTGTTGCTATAATGATAATAATCTGCTTTACCTAAACTAGGTAATGTTTTCTCTATAAAACCTGCTGTTTCATTAGAGGTCATATATTCTACCTTTCTATCAGTATGTATATGCCCTTTAAACAATGTTCTATTCTTAGTAGAACCCCATTCTTTTGGATATTCTGAAGCGTATATTAAAGGATTATTCTTACTTCGTTTATCACCATGCTCAAATGCATTAAAGTTATCATGCCAAACATGAACTTTTCTCTCTTCATATTTGATATCCCAGATGATTTCATCACTTTGTATAGACTTAGATAATGCATGAGCTAAGTGATATGATGATAATCTGTCATGATTTCCAGGAACATATACAATTACTAATTCTTTACATAAAGCTTTAATATAATTGATTGCCCAATGCATGGCATCAAAAGCTTGCGTATAAGCTTCTGTAGCGCTCATACAGTTATCTAAAGGAGTACCACCAGTAGTTGCTCCATTAAACGTATCCATGTTAATTAAATCACCCCCTACAACAAAATACATTCTTTCTATATAATTAACTGGTATGGCCTTCTGCATTAAGTATATAATTGTATCCTCAAAGTCCTTATCAATAGTATCATTACCTTCTTTACCAAAATGAATATCTTGCAGTGATATAACACCACACACAGGATTATCTGATTTAATAGTATTTAAGTTTACTTTAGGTATTTTATATACTTTAGGATTCCAATTCTCTAGTAGATCTTTAAATAGAGTTTGCTCTGGATTTTTAACTTGAGATATTAAAGCAGAAACCCGCCAGTGATTGCCCATTTGTTTATTCCAGTATTGAGACAATCTCCATATATCTGTATTAATCTTTAATAACTTTATTATTTCTTCTGCACTTTTAGGTTCATGATTAAATGTACCTGATATTTTACCTGTTCCTTTATCAAGATCAATTGACTCCGTAACATCTATATCTTTAGATATATTTGATAATAACTTGTTCTTTTTTTTATCTGCTTTTCTTTCTGTAAGTATTTCTTTTTTAAGTTTTAAATATTCAGATTCTAAAATTCCTAATTTAGCTGCACAGTATAAAGAGTTCTTTTTCCATTTTAAAGTTTCTTTAACTTGTTTTTTTAAGTTATACATTATATATTAGTTAAGTTCCTTGTAAATATAAGAAAAAAAAGAGACTGAATAAATCCAGCCTCTTCCAACGTTTGTAGTAGAAAACCAACAAACCACCACCTGTTGTATTTTTTTATGCTGCTGGTGTAGAAATTAAAATCTCTATTGGTTTACATGCAGCACTGTTGCCATTATCAACAACTTTTATTTTATAAGCTGTACTAGCTACTAAATTTGTTATAGTATAGTTACTTACAGTAGTTACAATTGGAGTTGCATTTGCAAGAGTCCAACCTGATGGTGTAACTTGAGTATCATAATATATATTTAATCCAGTACTATTACTCCATATACCACTCCAAATAACTGAAATAGTACTACTTGTAACTGTACCTGCATAAACATTATAAGGATCATGCTGTAGATCATTTGATGTACAAGCACCTAATCCATTTGATAGAATCATAGAAAACTTTTGAATAATAGAATCTAATCTTTCACCAGAAGTTATAACTATTTGACTACCGCTATCACCAATTTGAAAGGAAGTACCACAATAGCTAACGCATGATGCACATTGCACATCATCGCATCTTTCACTTCCTACACTACAATCAGTATAAGTACATGCATTAGTTATTGCTGTATCAGCGCAACTACACTTTTTACTACATTTTGTACAATTACATGCCATTTTTTATATTTTTATTTTATTAACAAGTTCCTGTTATTACACTACTTATTGTTGTAGGTAAGTAAGAAGTAGTAGTAGCACCACCTGTTTGCTGAGCTAATTCTATCCAAGGTTGAATGTAAACACCATTTATAGTTGCACCTAAAGTTGATCCCGCTCCACATATAACATACTTAATTCCGTTAGTATTTGCATAAGCTATCATATTCTGAATACCAGCCCATGTTGCAGCGTTAAAACTATCTGATATACCTCCTGGTAATTGATCTGTAATAATAACTACATATTTAGCTGCATTAGCTCTAAACGCACCTGGAACAGAACCGCCTGCTACAGCTAATTGAGCCGCATAGTCTGTTGGTTCAGCTACTCCATTACCATCTCCAATGTTTATACATGTAGTATCTACTCCACCATTTAATAAGTTTAATGCTGTTGTAAAACTTGATGAGTTATTATTTTGGAATATTTCCCAGAAGGTAGTATATATATAATTATTATTTGTTCCTAATAAAGATAACCTTTGATTTAAAGGTAAATCAGTATAGTCTATACAACTTCCATAATCTGGTGTAACTACATTAGATTCATCTGCAGTAACTAATGCTAATCTATAATCATTAGAACCAGAAGAAGTTACTATACCTGCAACTAATCCAGGAATATCATTTTGAATTGTTGTAATCTCACCACTCATACTTTGAGTGTAATCAAGTACAAATACTACATCCATACCATTTGTACAAGGTAAAGCGTTACTTACTGTTTGAAAGGCAACAGTATTTGTACATACTTTTGTTACTCCACCAATTGCTACAGTAAGTCTGGCTATATAATTTGTATTAGGACTTAATCCTGTAAATGAATGAGATGGTGAAGCACCAGGTGAATTAATTACAAATGTATCTACAACAGTAGATCCATCTAGTATATCTATTGTATATACAGCAGTTATACCCAATACGTTAGTAAAGTTTACTGTTACACCTGTTGTTGTTATTCCAGTTAATAGCATTGTAGGACATGTTATTAAACCATTTACAACACTGCTTTGTATTGATTCACATGTATCTATAGTATCAGTTACTGAAAAGTCTACTGTAATGCTAATGTTTTGGAAAGTATTTAAAGTTCCAGTACTAACTGTTAAACCAGAACCTGAGTTCTGTAAGTTAGCTACGCTAAATGTTGTAGTTACAGAACTTCCATCAGCATCTGTTAACGTTATAATTGAATGATTTGTAGTATCTAAATAACCTGATGGTATTACAGAATTTGTAAAGTCAAAAAGTATACCATCTATAATACCTGATGAATTAATAACACCAGATGACAAATAATTAAATATAACAGAATCACATCCTGTAGGACAACAAGTTGATTGTATGCTTGATATTGATGTATATAAATCATCTATAACAACCCAAGCATTCTGGACTGATTGTGCTAGTGTAGTAGGTGTATTATTCCATCCTGCTATTCCACTATATGTTACATTTGATGATGTTAATGTTGCATAAGAACCAGTAATAACTGATTGTGATATTGCATTATTAATTAAACTAGGTGTTCCTACAGCAGTTTGTAAAGCACAAAATGCAATTTCTAAAGCAGATACAACAACAGATACATTTGTTAGCTGACCAACATTACTAACGCAAGTTGGTATAATCTGCACTTCACTTGAAGTTCCTACAGCACATACTCCTCCTGGAAATACACAAGCTTCAATAGTATTTAGTCTAGTATTAATTGTAACTATTGAACCTTCAATAGCTATAATCCTTTCAAGATTACTACATACTTTTTGTGCAGTTAATATAGCATACTGTTCTAAATAAACTTGAGTAACAGGATTACCGTTTGAATCAGTATATTGTAAGCAAGTTGGTAATGTAAGAAGATCTGCTGCAGTAGGAACTGGAGTTCCTGTTGTAGTTGAATTATTACATATCTGAACTATCATTGCCTGAAGAACAGGAACTAGTTCAGTTGGTGTTACACCTCTAATGTTTAAACATGTTAAGTCCAGGCCTGTTAGGCTTGGATTTGCGGAAACACCATTTGTTATTAAACTACAAACTTCAGTTGCTAATTTAAATACTACCTCAGAGATTGTATCACCGTTACATAAATCTATACAAGAAATATCAGGGCCTTGCCATATTACACAATTAGAAGATATATTATCACATCCATTTGTGGTGGCACTTGAATTTGTTGGAATCATAAATGCTTTATTTTAATATAATGCATAGTTCTATTACAAACTATACACTTATAATATACAAAAAAAATTAAAACCAAGCAAGTTAATACCTTGTTTTAAAAAAAATTGCAAGCACTTATAATAATAACTATTAAACCTTTTCTAAAGAAGCTTCTTCCTTTAATGGAGATATTACACCATCTTCTAAGCTAATATTTACAGAACCATACTTGTCTTCTAGTAATTTGCTAATAGCAGACCAATCTTTTTGTAACTCCGCATGTTTAGAAACAAGTTGATTTTTAACTAGTTCAGCATTACCAATATTCATAAGTAATGTGTTAATGTTATTTTGAAGTTCTTTAACTTCAGCTAATTCTTTAGCTGTAATTTTTTTAGCTTTTTTTGACATGTTATGTTGATTTTAATTAATAGTAATGTAAATATAATAAATTTTTACTTAAACTCCACCATCGTCAGTAAAAGTCCAACTATTAGCCAATAGCGCAGTTCTTGCTGCTCCGCTTGTTGCTGTAGTATATGTGGATGGAATATCTCCTATTGCCCTACCAGTTAATGAATAAGTAACTCTGTCTGAATTTAACTTGTTTAAAAATCCATTGTAGTTAGCTGTAGATAATCCACTCTGATATAACATATTATTGTAGTTTGTAGCAGAACTAAAGTTCCATGAACTCATATCTGGATCAGCAAGACTTGCTCTATAAAACATTTGTTTAAAATTAGTAACATTGCTAGTATCCCACCCACTTGTGTCAGGATTTGCTGCAGTTCTTGATGTACTGTTAGTATAGAACATATAAGACATATTTGTCACATTACTTGTGTCCCATCCACTTGTGTCAGGATTTGCGGCATAAGCATACGTAAACATCCAATGCATTCTTGTCACATTACTTGTGTCCCATCCACTTGTGTCAGGATTTGCGTTGGTAGCATTATAAAACATGTTATTCATATACACTGCACTACTAGTATCCCACCCACTTGTGTCAGGTGTTGCGTTAACAGCACTAAAAAACATCCTACTAAAATCAGTAACATTACTAGTATCTAATAAACTTACATCTACATTACCGGTTTGATTAGAAAAACACTGATACAAACTAGTGGTAGTACTTTCTAAGTTTCCCGCAACAGATAATAAAGTGGAGCAATAGTTTAACTTTGCAGATGTTGCTCCAGTTATTCCCCAATCTAAAATCCTTATCAACTTCGATACTGATCCTGCAGTAGTGCTGCTCCATTTTATACTACTTGCAGTTCCATAATATTTAATGACATAATCACCAGCACTTGCAAAAGTATGAGATGCATAATTTGCACTCCCAATTATATCAGAAGTACCATCATCAAATACTAGCTTACCGCTAGTGTCACTTGTGTTAATAGGTAAATATACAGTTGTGTTAGCTGCTGTAGTCCTAAACTCCATCTTTAAAGAAGTATCTACTGGTGGTGTAAGTATATGTGGGTTAACTATATTCATTTAATAATTAATATTTATATAATCAGACACTTTATCCTTTATCCAATTAAATAAAACTAACGCAGTTTGATCTGTTGGTTCTTGCAACTGATCTAATTTAGTACCAACAATTCTCCATACTCCTCTATAAAGTGGTTCTATACTAGAATACATTAGCTCTGTTAAATTGTCAATGTCATCTTCTGAAATACTATTACTTGCACGTTCGGTCTCTACCTTAACAAAAAACTCATCAAATAATTGTATACCATCTTCTTTATACATCTCTTGCATTACGGTATACGGGCTAGGTAAGCTATAACTCTCTATTTCTTCTGGAGTCATTTCTACTGCTACTGATTCTATAACATATTGATTTAAGTGCGCATACTCTTTGTGAGGTATATCTGTTATCTGTTCTGGTAGTTGAACTAATTTATGTGTAGCAGAGTCGTAAGTAGGTTTTGGTTTATTTACAACTAATAACCATTCTAGGTCTGCGTCTAAACCTACAACTGGATTTATGTATAAGTTAGGATACTGATCTTTTTTTATCAATTCCTGTGTTGACTTCCTTATTAATACTGCCTTCATAATTTATGCCCTTGTACCTATTAAATAAACTTTTAATCCTGTTCCTGCCACAGTTGATCCTACTTGGTCAATATTAACTATAATTTCTACATCGTCATTTAATGCTGTTGTAGTTATATTAGGTGGTGTAGCTGCTGTGGTACTTGTCTTTTCTCCAGCATCAATAGATAATAAGTTTGTAGTAAAAATAGATGATCCACCTTGCTCAATGTCTACAATTATTGTACTCCCTGTTGGTGGGGTTGTTACACTTGCTCTAACATCAGTTATTGTCATTGCATACGGCATTCTAAATACTAATTTACCTTGACCTACTGTTAAGTCTGAAGTTTCATCACTTATAGCAAATGATATTGTAGATGCAGGGTCACCTTCTATTAACTGCCCAGTACTATCAAAGAATGCACTCTTAGTAGCAGCTGCACCTGTTCTATCCGTTACTGTTAGACTTCCATTAATTTTCAAAACCTCACTATCAAACTCTCCATATATTAGAGGATTATCTCTGTACATTCCAATAGCTAACCTGTAATCCGCTGCACCTTGTGATCCTACAGAGTATCCTTGCTCAAACCCTAGTAGTATAGTATTGTCAAGTGATACTGTTGCTGCGTATCCGTTCCGATAACCTACTAACATAGAATAATTAATAGTATCTGTAGTAGTGTATGCATTACTCTGTCCTGACACTAGAGAGTACTGTACTTGATTAGCATTCAATGCATTATCTTTCCCAAATACAGAAGAGTATCTTATAAAGTTAGCCTCTTTAGCATTATCACCACCTGACAAAATACTATATTGTATATCGTCTCCATTCTCTGCGTTTTGTCTACCAAATAGTGCGGATTCTTTAATAGTAGACGCAACATTCGTAGCATTCCCATAACCTGACATTATAGTGTAAGTAATACTACTAGAATTATATCCGTTATCTCTACCAAATAAAGTAGTGTAATCTAAGTTGCCTGCATCGAATGCATTCCTGAATCCAAACAAACTACAATAGTCTACATCTGTAGCGTTATATGCGTTTTGATATCCCATAACACTATTATAAACTATAGCATTATCTACGTGATACAAATTTCCATAACCTATTATATTGTTTTGATTTAATGCATTAGTATTATCGTAGCAGTTCCTCCACCCTATCAGAGTACATGAACCCACGCTTGATGCATTGTATCCATTTTCTCTACCTAAAAGAGTTGCGTTGTTAGCTACAAGTGCAGCAGTATATCCATTTTCTCTACCTATTATAACGTTGTCCGTTATAGCACCTATAGAGCTATATAGATTATTATACCCTGCCATAAAGTTGTAAGATGTTGCACCTGTATTAGAGTACATATTTCCATAGCCAAAGAAAGTATTATAGGAACTACTAGACACTGACTTTGCGTTATCCTGTCCTGATACAGTACTGCGATTTATTGATGTTGCTAGGGTTAAGTTTCCCTGACCTACGATGAAGTTTTCCACTCCTGTTGTTATAGATCCTGCATTGCTTACACCCATAACTACGTTATTCAATCCACTGTCTACAGGATACTCTCCTGTATAAACTCCATTTACTGACAATGTACTAGATGGACTTGTAGTTCCTATACCTACATTCCCACTAGAGTCTATACGCATTCTTTCTAAGTTTCCATTACCATGGAAAGACATATAATTTGTCTGGTGTACATATCTAATTTGACCCTGAAAAGCATTACTAGCACTTCCAAATGCAATTGCATTAGTTGCAGTAGTTCCTCCAATTTCTAGTCTAAGAAAAGCATTATCTGTAGCTGTTGTACCTGTAGACTTTACTCTGATAGAAGTACTGGTAGTATCTTGTACATCAAGACGCTGATCAGGAATTGTAATTCCTATTCCAACGTCACCATCGTCTGTTATTCTTAATCTCTCTATTGCCCCACCTATTGCGTTATAAGCAGCTGTACCAAATGTCAAAGCACCACTAGGTAATGTACCACTATCGTTTTCGTTTACACTTTTTATAAATGATGTTACATAAGGCGCATTTCCTCCTGGATCAGATGAGTAATATTCTATACTTCCAACAACATCGTCAACATCCCAATCAGCAGAATCAGTTGTGTTGTTAATTCTAAATGTTGGTGAATCTAGTGCCGCATCTCCACCTGAATTACCTGAGGCAATCTCTAAAAGAGTACTAGGACTCGTAGTTCCTATCCCTACGTATGCAGTGTCTCTAGTTAAAGTTATAATATCTCTAACAGTAGTTGTACTTGCTGACTGAAAATTTAGTGTATTATTAACTCCCTGAAGATTAATTCTAAATCCGTAAATGCTACTACCCCAAGAAGTACCTGATTCAGCAAAATATAAATTTCCTGCGTCTGTTGGATTAGTGCCGTTTGCATTTGTAATAGTAATATCACCTTTTACATTTAACTCAGTAGTTGGACTTGTAGTCCCTATACCTACACGATTATTAACATTATCAAATCTAACATTAACCCCATTAGTTACACTGCCAATTTGAAAACTTCTACTAGCATCACCTTCTAAGTAATTTACACCTGATGTGTTATACCATTTACCTATAGCTGTTTCATTTGAGTTACCTAACTTGAAACCAAAGCCTGCCTTAGCATTAATAGCACCAACTACTTCAAGCTTATCATTTGGAGTAACTATTCCAATACCAACATTACCATATGCGGTAATACGCATCTTTTCAGTCTCTGCTGTCCCAGCCTTAGTATTAAATCCTACTCCGTACAAAGTTCCAGCACTTTCAGCAACAGTCCTTATAGAAGCTGCTACACCCACACCACCAGTACTAGCATCATTAGATTTAAATTCTATTTTAGCTAAGTCTTCTGTGTCTAATATACTAGTGTCTGTATTCTCTATTATTAAGTTTGTTGCAGTACTGTTAACTCCTTGTGATATATGTAATAATGAATCAGGAGAAGTAGTTCCTATCCCTACATTACCTGTGGTGTATACTGCATCGTTAGTGTCTGTACCATCTACAAACTTACCTCCGCCAGTAACATACGGGTCAATAAGACTAGCTAACTGTACTGCATCTACATACTTAACATTTTCAGCGTCAGAAACTAAAAACTTATCTGCTGAATATGTTGTCGCTTCATTTACTGTAGAAACCCTTAGCCCACCATTAACATGAAGTGTGGCAGTAGGATTCGTAATTCCAATACCAACAAAACCATTATCATCAATCTGCATTGCTAGGGTTGAAGTACCTGACGTCCCAGTATAAAAATCAATAGCCTTGTAATTATTTTTAATATTTAAAGCACCTGAATTTCCAGCCGTCAATCCAATTTCTGCATGTACATCATTGATTTGATCAGTGAATTCTATTTTTACAGCATTTGGATCGTTTGAATTTGTATCCTGCAATGTTAATACAGGGTTTCCACTTGCAATATGCAACTCGCTATTAGGACTTGTAGTTCCTATTCCTACGTTACCTGATGAATCAATACGCATTCTTTCAGTACCCCCATCTTCAAAAACTAAACTATCGTTTTTATATCCGATAGCCTTTTCTATATCTGTTCTAAAACCACCACCTGCTGCTGAACTTTGAGATCCACTGAATTTAATATATGCCTCTGTAGTTGAAAGAGATGTGTCAGTATCTTGAACGAAAATAATTGGATTTGCTTTTTCAACATGTAGTATATTTTCAGGACTTGCATTCCCTATACCTACGTTGCCATCCCCATCAATACGCATTCGTTCAGTATTACCCTCACCAAACGTAATCAGATCATCATTCATAGATCCAAACTGCATATACCCCATTAAGGTAGTATCTATCTTTCTCTGTATTCTTTGTGCTGCATGAGTCCAATCTGTTCCTGTGGTTAATCTCTCGGATGTAAATTGTAAAGTATCAGTGTTATTATTTGTAGTTTTTAAACTAAGCAAAGCTACCTCATCTCCTGCAGTGCCTCCTAATATTCCACCATCTACATATAATTTAGCTATGGGATTTGTACTCCCTATACCCACGTCTCCATTAGAGTCTATCCGTACTTGTTCAGCTCCTGCTGTATATAAACGCATAGCATCAACACTATGTGTATATTTAATCTGTCCTCTAGTACTTGATGAAGAATCCCCAAAGGCAACAATGCTAGATGCAGTAGTTCCCCCAACTCTTATTCTAACTAAGGCATCATCTGAAGATCCTGTACCTGAAGAACGTACTCTAATAGAAGGATCAGTAACAGCTTGTACATCAAGAAGATAACCAGGGGTAGTAGTTCCTATTCCTACATACCCATCATTTTGAATTCTCATCTTCTCACTACCACCAACGCCAATTCTAATAGGGTTTCCTTCCCCTTCATATAAAAGAACATCACCAGACCTAGCGGATATATCAAAGTCAGCACCAGTAGTGTCAGTAAGGCGTAATCCAGCAGTATCTGTATTCTGAATCTGTAACCCTTTACCACCATAGGATAATAAAGGACTTGTTGTCCCTATACCTACGTTGCCTGATGAATTAATACGCATATGTTCACTTTCACTAGCGGAGTCTGAATTAGTAAAGAATCCTAAAGCATTCGCATTTCCAAAAGCAGATTCATTTATTGATTTAATAGCTGCCCCTACAGCAGGATAATTACCTGAAGTGTCTGAGTTATAAAACTCAATAGAAGAAACAACGTCTCCTATTGTAGAAGTGGAAGATTCATTTGTTAGTCTCAGCACAGGAAAGGTGTCAGAAACTTCCAACCTAGAATTTGGACTTGTAGTTCCAATACCCACGTTACCTGTTACCGTAAGCTCTCCATCAATAGACTGACTGTTTAAAAATCTAATTGCCATAGGGTATTAAATTGTATTGTATTTTATAGGTTGGTATTATATCTCCTCCTCTGGTTCAGCCTCTACTGGCTCTTCCTCTACTGGTTCTTCTTCTACAGGTGGCTCTGGTGGCTCTGGTTCTCCACCTACAGTAAGTGTCACTGATGCTGGAGTGATTAACAAATTAATCTGAGACTGTATATTAGCCTCAATAGAAGCAACCTCTTCCTCCCCCATTGCACCCTTAGTCCACTCAACAACAATTTCGTTTGTCAAGTCTTCAAAGGGAATAAAGTCTGTAATGTCATCCGTGCTTAACACCTGAGTACCAATACTCCTAGCCTGATAGGGATTACCCTGCGGGTCTAGTTGGTCTGATACACCCGTTACTATCCAGTGTACGTTGTACACCACATCTGGGTCTTCTCCAATTAGAGGGTATGCATCTACTGTCTTGCAGTTCCAGTTATAAGTTGTTGTCATTTCTTTTAATTTTAAAGATATAAAAAGATATTAAAAATCACCATCCTTTAATTATGTTATTATCCTATTTTAGTTACTAATACCCTTAATGTGTTAGCAGCTTGACTTGTTGATGTAGATAATGTTAAATCAAACGGTGAATTTGGTTTTCTTAGTACATCAACATAAACTGTATCACCACTTGATATTTCATATACTTGCACCATTACATCTCTTGTACCTAAACCATGAGCAACATCCCAAGTATTTGTTGTAGTTGATGGATATGTACCTGCAAAACTAAGGTTGCTATTCAACTGAACCCAACCATTTGGAGTTACATCAAAGTTTGCACTATCAAAACCAGCAACACCCTTTTGTGTTGCTCCGTCTGATGTATTAGCACCTGCTATGTTGGCATCTGCTTGTACAACAGTGTAGTTACTCAATGCAGGAGAAGATCCCGCTGTTATGTCATTATTAGCAAATATGAAATCTCCTGGCTCAACTGCTTCCCCTAAGAAGCTACCTGATACTGAAACTACGAAATAATCTCCTGTGTTAAGAGCTATGTTACTTGCTCCTTCTAATGCTGGAGAGTTTGTGTTGGCATTATATGATCCTTGAAATATACCAACACCAGCAATAAGTAATTCTACTTGCCCTAGATTTGGAGCGCTTGAAGCAGCGGTAGCAAGTGGTACTGTTACCTGACCCGTGAATGACCCCGTACCTGTTACGCTTAAGTTACCACCAGTAAGTGTAAGGTTATCTCCAACTGTTAAATCACTTGTTATAGTTACATCATCAGGTAATCCAACAGTAATACTACCGTTGTTTCCAACCGATTCTGTAATTTCAATTTCATTTGTAGTACCATTAAAAGTAACTGTACTATCAGTTCCTGCACTTGCGTCTAAAGTTATAATGGCTGAGTTAGCACCACCTGCTGAAACAGGTAATGTGTATGTAGTATCGCTCCCTCCTATATAAGTTTTTAATTGACTAAGAGTACCTCTCTTCACCGCTGTACCTGCTGTGGAACTAACATCCTCAAATAAGAATTCATCAGCATCAACTAAAGTAATACTTGTTCCTGAGTTAGCGTCATTTATAATACCTGTGGAAGTATAATCAATTTCTATATTATTTGCCAAAGATAATATACCAGCTCCTCCAATAACATTTAATGTAGGGTTTATTGTAGAGGTACCCGACTGAGTCATACCTGTTCCGGCTGTTACACTTGTAACTGTACCCACATTAGTTGTTGCACTAGTATTAATAGTAACTGTAGTGCCACTTACTGAAGTTGTAATATTTGTTCCACCTGTATAAGTAAATGTACCAGCTCCTGTAATTGCTGTACCTGTACCACTATCTGCTGCATTAGTAATGCTTGTTACTGTACCTCCAGAGTTTTGATCAGTTGCCCATGATGGTATTCCTGATGCTACTTTTAATACTTGTCCTGTTGAACCAATAGGTAATTTAGCTAGTGTTGTACTATTAGAAGCATATAGTATATCTCCTGTTGTATAAGTTGTTAAACCAGTACCACCAGAACCTGTTGCTAGTGTTCCACCTAAAGTTAATGTACCACTTGTTGTTATAGCTCCACCAGTTAATGTCAATCCAGTACTTCCACCAGATCCGTCTACACTTGTTACAGTACCTGCACCTGCATTAATATAAGTTGCTACTTGAGATAAGTTTGCAAATTTAGCACTATTATCTGTAGCATCATTAAATAAAATTTTATCAGTTGCTGTTAATGTTATAGCTGTTCCGTCAGATGCTGCTAGTATAATATTATCTGTTCCAGCATAGTCAATATTAACAGTTGGCGTTACAGTTGATGTACCTGTGATAGTAATTCCTGTACCTCCAGCCACGTCTGTAACTGTTCCAGCTGCTGAATCAGTTCCTGTAACTGTAAGTGTATTACCACTTCTAGTTACTCCTACTGTACCTGCTCCTACAATTAATACATCATCATTAGTTGCATCTGATCCTGCAAGTCTTACACCTGCTGTTCCATTTGTTGAACCAATACCTGATAAATCATATGTAGTATTTGAAGATGCACCTGTTGCTAAATCTACCCAATTTGTACCATCGTACAGCTTAAGTTTATTAGTACCAGAGTTATAATATATTTTACCCGCAATTCCTGCAGGATCAGCACCAAGAGGTTGAATAACTACATTCTGTAATTGATTGCTGTTTAAATTTATGTTTCCGGATACATTTAGACCAGTTAAATATCTTACTGCCATTACCTTTATATTTTATTTATTATTAATTTAAAAACGCACACCCTGAGAATGATGCATTAAATGTTACAACTAATTGCTGTGAACTTATGTAATCCACATTACCTACCACAACTGTATTTGCGCTGTCTACTACAGTAACAGAAGGATATGATCCTAAATTATGCGTTATAGTCCATGTATCTGATGCTTGCTCAAAACATTGTGAGTAAGTTCCTGTATCAGCTATAATACCCTCTAAATCTAAGATTGTACAAACACTAGTAGGTGTCTCTGGACAACTTACGCTTGCTTTTAAGTTAACTTTTGCCAAAGGTTCAACAAATACACCAGCTGTATCTGTAGCAACAACAACTTTAAAACTTGCTGCGTTTTGCCAATCACATATACTCTTTCGTAATACAGCTTGTTCCATATCTGTATAACAGCAAGATCCTATCCCAAATCTAACAGATTGAAAGTTTGTATATACTTGCTGAGCAAAAGTTTGCTCTACCTTAATTCTTTTAAGTAGAGCTAATTCTTTTACTTGTTCTTCATTAGAATATGATCTTATTGCTTTAGCCATGTTGTCTATTTACTAAATCTTTTATTTTTTGTTTTGCTAAATTTTGATTTAGATTATTATTCTTGGTTTTACATGCTTTACAAATTACTACTCCATTACCTAATGAAACTTTTTGACAACCACATGTAAATTTTTTATTGCAATATGCACAGTTTGACATAATATTTGGTTTATACTAAATATGTTGAACTTGATCCACAGTTACCTGATGGACATGATATTTTATTTAATCTTGTTTTTGCATAGTTATATAATTGCATACCATGGGCTGATGATTGACAATATTCTACATTTGCAATAGCAGCGTCAATAATAGTCTTTATATAACTCATCTCAGCAAGTAATGCTTGCTTCTCTGAATTAGGCTGGCAGGCTTGAACTTCTAAATCGCACAGTACTTCATAATAAGTTGTTAAAAGTCTTGTAACTCTTAAATGATTATACTCTACATATACTTTAGAATTTGGTGAAACGCTATACTTTATAATATATATTCCATCAGGAATCTTATCTTGAACTGTACCGCAATTTTCTTTTTGTAATGATAGTGTACATGCTGTTAAACACATGTCAAAACTTTTATCTACATCTATAAGAACAGGTACACTAAACCCAGGAAGAGTAATCAATAACTCCTCACAGTCAACGGCAAGCTCACTGCTATATTGACTTGTATCTTTAATACATAATAAATCACAGTTTGAAACTGTAGGTATTTCTAAACTTAATATATGTTTACTGGCCATATTCTATATTGCTTTTGCTATATAGATAATATACAAAAATTAAATAGAATATAAAATAAAAAGAGCAGAAGATTTACCTTCTGCTCTAATATAAAAACTATATAATGTAAATACTACCAATAAGCATTTACTTCAACTGGAACAGCATTACCTGTTGAAGTTGCCCATGCAGATAAAGCATTCATTAACTTCTCAACTTGAGTTTGAGCAGCAGCATCAGAACATTTTACATAAATCTTATATATGTACTGATCATTATCAAAAACTCCAGATGGATTATTAAATCTAGGTACAGAGTGTTGAATATAATAAGCTTTATAAGTAGCTGTTCTATCTACAGCAGATAATAACTCATCAGACATTTCAATTTCTCTAAACCTTGCACTATCAGCATTTCCTTGGTTATAAGGAGATTGACGGTATCTTTCAGACATAATTAACTCTCTAATTACTTCTTCACCTTGAGTTTGTTGCATTGAACCTGGAGTTCTTGTAGCAACACCACAATCATTACATGGATTACCAGTTTCATCTAATTGAGAAACAATAATCTCAACAGGCTCTGCATTATAATGATCTCTTGTATCAAAAGAACAGTTGCCAAATACTGTGTCAACATAAGCTCCTACAAATTCAACTGTAGCAGTTACTTTAACAGCTCCATTAGGATCAGTAGAAGGAACATAGTTTCCAGATGCAGCTTTACCTTGTGCTTGAGCAATAGTGTATACACCTTGCGTCACTACACCAGCAGCAGTAGTTGAATTAGTAATTACACCACCAGCAGTTACAGCAGTAACAGTCAAAGTAGCATCAGTTGTAGAACCTGATTGAACAACAGTTAAAACATCACCAACAGCATAACCTTTACCAGCAGAAGCAAAACTAAATGTTAAAATTACTCCAGTTCCACTTACAGTTAAAATGTTAATTGCAGCTCCAGTTCCTCCAGCAGGAGCAACAGTAGTAGTAGCACTAGCAGCTCCAGTAGTAACAGAATAACCTACACCACCAGATAGAGTTGCAGTCTCAACACCCATTAAGTTACCTTCAGCAACAAATGGTTTAATTAAAGGATCTGCAAGAGCCATTTCAGACATAGCACCTACAACTACTGTAGGATCAATAAAGTCTTGTCCATCAATACAACATACATTAGCTGAGTCAGCAATTACATATGCATTGTGATTTAAGAATCTTAATGCAGGAGATCCCTTTACATCAATTCTCATAAATTGTGTTTTACCACATGGTGCACAATCAGAAGCTAATGAAAGACTAGCTGTTGCTTGAGATGCAGTAAGGCAATTTGCTTGCCATAATCTTGTAATGTATCTTGGGTTAATACCTTTAGATTTTACAGATTCTTTGTACCCTCCGTTACCTGGGTTATTCCCAATAGTATCTTTAGTGTAAAATGATCCTTGAACTACATAAGCAAGTGATCCTGCAGCAGGTGCTCCAGGTAATGCTACTGATGCCCAAGTTTGATCACTTACTAGAGCCACTTGGCCGGCAGTAAGTGCACTTGTTGCAGTACCAGCTGTATCCAGCGTGCTATCTGCAATAAACGTTTTGTTAAACGCATGATTAAAATAAGCCATATTTATTAATATTTATGTGAAGACCATTACCTTCACCGGTTATATATAAAGATTTTAACAGTTTACTCTGCTTGTAACATCCTTGTTACTATAATAATATACACATTTTTTATTTAAAAGTATAAGTTAATTATTTCTTTCTGCTGCTTGAGTACCTCTTTGCTGTTGGTATATATTTTCTATATCTCCAGCAATTAAAGCAGCTGTATCATCTAACATAACTTCTACTAAATCATCTTTAAATTCACAATTTACATTTACTAAACTAATATTACCTGTATAAGGATCAACACATCCCTCAACTTGTATTAAAGTAGGTTTCTGATAGTAAGTTAAAGTAGGGTTAACAATATTAAAATTACTAGTTCTATATATCCTTATAGTATTGTTTAACATTGTGCAAAATGTTTCCCCCCAATCAAAATTTGGATTTTTCAAAGGGTCTCTTAATAATAATGAAACATTAGCTTCTTCAGCTAAATAAACTGTCATAGATCTAGCAGAACAACAATCATCTTTTCCTTTAGCAGTTACCTTTTTAAATTCTAAATATGTATCTACTGGAAAATTGTCAGATTCAAAGTAGTCATCAGACTCAACACCCGTTAGGCTTAACTCTCTAAGTAATGGTTGTAAATCATCTATTCTTTTTTTAGAAAGCTCATCACCCTCTTTATACATGTTTCCACCATGTAAGTTTCTCCTACACCACTCAATTTGAGCTTTATTAAAAGCTTCAACAAACTGCCAACACTCAATATTATCATAGTCATTGCTATCAAGCTTATTAAGCCTTTGCTTTAATTTAATTAAGAGTGTATTATTTTCCATTATTTATAATATTTATGAATTCCAGTATGGTTCAACTTTATCCATTAATGAAAGAAGTTGATCTTCATTATCAGGCTTCATTAAAAATTCAAAAACTTCTGATGGTCTTTTACCCATTCTAACACCACTGTCAATAGGTTCAATCCATCCACCAGCTTTTGTTGTTATAAATCTATAGTATAGTCCGTCTTTAATTAAAGATCTAATTTTTAACTCTTGCATTTCTAAACTAGAAACATCTAAAAACTGTCTTGCAGCTCTTTTTTTATTTGACTCAGCCCCATTACCATTTATGTATGCATCCATATTTTCATACATTATATCATTAGGAGTATTTTTAGTATACTGTACACTGTCAACATCAGCTACTTTAGCTACATACATTAATTTTGTAGGGTTGCCATCATATAGATTTTGTAGTGCTGATAAAGCTTTATTTTTTAACTTAGTAAGCTCAGTTCTTGTTGTAAGTGTTTCTTCAACAGTATCTAAATAAAATTTAGGATTATTTTGTGACTTCTTAGCATCCTTCAATGAACTAGCAACAATAGAAAATCCTCCTGCTCTTATAGCATATAGCTTAATCTTATCATAAGGATCTACTTCAGAATCTAAAAAAACTGGATCGTTTCCACATCTTAATGAAATCTTATCCCAAAATTTAGAATTATCAGGTTTCATTACAGTTAGTTTATTCCAAAAATCTTTATCAGAAGGATCAACAACATTAGCAGCTAACTCTGCCTCAAGTTCTGAAACAACCCTTCTAATTTCTTCAATCTTTTTTTTCTTTTCTTTAGGTGGTAACATTTTTACTTTAGGATCAAATTCATTTAATCCAGTAATATACCTTTTTACCCCATTCATTTCTAAACAAGCTAAAGACTCTTGATGAAATACTCCATCATGTAATGATAAACCATAATGCTCAAGACCCATATTTTCCTTATCAGGATTAAAGTAGGGTCTTATAGCAATAGTGCTATTCTTCTTTGTGTGTTGATACTTTTCTACAATTGTGTAATCTTCCATCCTTTGGTTTTTAAAAATTAATAATTATTACTATAGTCAAATTATACATCTTAATGTATACTCTATTATTACTAATATTTCTAAAGCAAGATGTTAAGTCTTGCTAAAGTCTTTTGACTATGTTGTCAATACAACATTAATTGCTCCATTACCAGTTTGAATATAAAGATCTCCCTTTACTAATCCATCAGCTTTTGCAGCAGCTTCATCAGTATATGTAGTAGAATCAGCAAGATCTCTAATCCAACTGATAACTTCATTTACATGTAATAATCTAGCATTGCCTGTTTGAGCTCTTGTTACTCCTTCATATGCAGCGCTTTCAAACTTCTGACTTAATTTATTTACTTGCTTGGGCTTTCCCATGATTATTTGTTTTAAAGATTAAAAAAAAAGGGAGGAAGATTAACCCCTCCCCTTTAATCATTTGTTCTAGAATGATCCTCCTGTTACAGGGTTTCTCATTACAATTTTAAGAACTTTAGTTGGATCCTTAACCCAAATTGCAGGCATCGTCTGAGTCATATAAACTCTATATCCATTAAACTGACCAGTAGAAGCAAACCCTTGAGTTCTTCCCATGTAATCCATCGTACCATTTTGATAGAACCACTTAAGTTGATTATCCCAAGAAAGTTTCAACAAGTGTATGTTGTCATTTCCTTCATCAGTTACATCGAATATAATAAAGCTAAATGAACTTAGAGGTCTACCATCAATTAATGGATTCTCAATATCATTTGTATTTAAGTTATCAAATGCTGGATTCAATACAAACTTAACATTAGCTAAGAAAGGAATAGTAAAGCTTGTATAAGCAAAACCATAATCTAAATCCATACCAGAACCTTTAACAGCTCCAATATCAGATGCATTTTGAACTAAACCTGAACCATACACTTCATCAGCAATTGCTTTGTTGATTAATTGCATACCTCCAATACCTGTTTGTACAACAAGTGATCTTTGTGGATCTGGCCCTTTAAACTCAACTTTACCTTGGTAGAAGTTGTAAAGTTCAGACTTAAACATGTCAAGAGTAAATGATGACTTGTTATATACTCTTTTGAAAGAGTTATCTAACTGTGACCATAAACCTACAGATAATCTAATATCATCTGGTCCATCTTGTTTAATTCTACCACCCTTACCCCACATCAAGTAAGTTTCAATATCTGTAGCAATTTTAGATAAGTGAGCAGCTTCCATATTTGTAATGAAAGTTCTTGTAAGAGTTCCATTCTCAAATGCTTCTCTAGCACCCGCCTTACCCATACTTGCAACTAATCCTTCAATACTAGGTACAGATGGATTGTTTGGATCTGTATTAAAGTTTCTCCAGATCTCAGTTACAGGTACAGTACCATCAGCATTTAAACCGCCTTTGATCATTAAATCTGCTCTTGAAGAAATTGAATAGTGTACGTGTGCTTCTGCTCCTCCTACAAAATTGTAAAATTCACGGAAACCAGAACCTGTTTCAATATCAGAGAATCTTTCTCCGTACTCACCTCTTGCAGAACCTTTTCTGAAGAACTTAGTACCTTTAGCTAAATACTTATTATCTAAGATAGCCGTATTGTTGTTGTTAACTAATTGAACAGTGTAAATAAAACCGTCACCAGCTGGTAAAATATCATCAGCGGTAATGTAAAGTTCAAGTCCATTATACTTATCATAAGTAATAATGTCACCGTGTCCAAAAGTTCTTTTGTTAATCTTGATCTTAAATGTTGTACCATCTATACCTTTATTAGCATTAGCTGGTTCGATGTCAGCTACAACATAAGGAAGATCTTGTGCAATAGGAGTTTGCCACTTATACTCACCTCTAGCGTTATCCACCATGATAGTATTCTTTCCACCAAAAGAAGCCATTTGATATAAAGGCATTTCTACCTTCTGAGTCATTGCCCATAAATCAACTGGTCCCATATCCATAGGCTCAGGGTTACCGAGCATTTGAGTAAGGTGATAAGAATCAACATGTGAACTAGCTTTATAGCTTGTATCACGTAGGAAAATCCCATTATTTAAAACTGGAGTTGCCATAATTTTTGATTGTTTTTGTTATTAATAATTAATTTAAAATTTATATATTTAATCTGTTTAATTAAATCCGCTTGAATATATTACTTGGTCTTTTGATTTTTCTTTTTGAACTTCTGCTATTATTTTTCTCTGCCTCATTAACACCTAATGATGCACCACCTATATTTGACTGTTCACTTTTTAATTTTCTAACAGTTTTTTCAACACTCTTTTGTGCGCCTTTATCCATTATTTTAGATTTATATCCTTCAGGATCTTGCAGTAACCATAATGCTTCTGATATCAATGAATAGTTTGGCTCAACAAACTGATATTTTTCTAATAAGTGACCTAGTAAATTAGTATTACGGCCACTTACTGAAGGATAATTAGGTTGAACTAAACCATTGTATAACATGGCTTGTGTCTTTCTATCAACTTTAATATCCCCTAGCTTACCTTCTTTTAATGTTTCATACACATTCTTCATATACTCTTGAGATGCATTTTCTTGTTGTTTCTTTTTAAGCTCTTGTTCTTCAAGTTTTTGTACAACAACCTTCTCTTGCATCTTATCTAATTTTGGTTTAAACTTATTAGCTTGAGTTTCAAGCTTACCTAAATCTTTCCAAATTTCTATTTCTTCTTGAATATCCTCAGCAGTACCATAACCAGTAGCACTTAAATATTCTTTTATAACTCTTTCTTGACCATTTACTGTTTTAATATCAATAGTCTTTGTCTCTTCTACTTGACCTAATGTAGTAAATAAACCTTTTAAGTCTTTTCCACCATCAGCTACATAACGAGCCGCTATCTGAAGTTCTTGAGGTAAACTTTCAAAAAACTGTTTTGGAGTTTCACGTCTTACCTGATTAGCTTTTTCTTCTAAGTTAGCTTCAATTAGTTCTTCCCAGTCTTTTGCACTATAGTCATCTAATGATTTTTCATCATCAAATGGTACAATCTTATCATCTTTAATAAGCTTAGAAAACACATCAGATATTCCTGATATACTCTTTCTACCTCTTTTTTCTTTAACCTCTTCTTCCTGTTCTTCACTAACATCACCAAATACTTCATCTATAGATGTTCCTTCAACTTTTTTCTCTGCTTTATCGTCAACTAACTCTTCATTACTTTCTTCCTCTTTTTCTTCTTTTTCCTCTAGTTTACTTAAAACATCAGTTGCGTCATCATTATCAGGATCAGCAAATGACATATCTGCTTTTTCATTTAACCCTGAAAAAATATTTTTATGTTGAGACTTATTATCTTGAATCATATCAGCACCGCTTGGAGCAGCGTTAAATATTTCATCTAAATTAATATCTACATTCTGTTCTACTTTACTTTTCACAGGTTGTGTTTCTGTTGTTGTACTCATAATTATATTGGTTTTAATATATTAATACTTCTTATACATATAATATAAGAAATGTTGTTTAGATAATCAACAAGTTAAACTTAAAATATTTTAATAAAAATAAACTTTTAAGCAATATATAGCTAACACTTACTTTTTATCCTTATTATTTTTAATATCATACTTGTTTTTATTTTCTCTTGCAATTTGAAGCTTGGTATCAGCTATCTGTTTAGAGGCTGCAATCTTTTCCCTTTCAACAGCAAGTTTGTTATTTTCTTGAGAAAATTTAGTTGCACTTTCCTGGCGTTTAAAATTCATTTGCTCTCTATACTGAGTAGATTCTCTTATGTTCTTCATAGCATCTTGATAATCAGATTCTTGATTCTGATTAATATCAGATTGAGATCCAAATCCAGCAGCTCTTATTTCAGCTAACAGTACATCATTTCTCCTATCTTTTTCATTTTCAGACATTTCAACTTGTAATTTTTGCTGCTCTTCTTGCGCTTTAGATTGAAGTTGCTGTTCTTGCATCTGACGTTGCTGTTGCATTTCTTGTTGTCTTTGATTTTGTATTCTAGTTTCAGAGTCTTTAAGTATGTCAGATACTTCTGCAATTGAAGTAGCTTTAACTATATTACCTAGCTCGTATATACTTGCGCCAGTAGTATTATTAGTTAATGCCATTTGCTTTAGATTTTCTAATATTGCTCTATGATTAGTTTTAGTAGTAGCAAATACATTAAAATCTCTAAGTAATAAATCTGTACCGTTAATAGTAAAATTAACTTTTTCAGCTTCTGTAGATATATACTGCAATCTAATACTTGGATTAGTACTATAGTAATACTGAGCTAAATCAGTTCTCATCTGATGCACACGTGGCATCAAATGATCAGAATGCTGTACAAAATACATCTCTGTCTGTGCATATGATTGCTGCATTGCTTGTACTACACCCGTAGCCGTTTGTGCTGATACAGCCCCTCCAAGACGTTGTGGGTTTATACCTATTGCATCAAAACACTGTTGTTTAAAATAATTAGCAAGTTGAATCCTAGACATTAATCTATTAGTCTGCTCCATATTAAGAGTCTGGTAATGATTAAAGTTAGTTGCATTTTCAGTATTGGTTATAGATGTATCAAGCGGTAGCATTTGAAAATCTTTCATTGCTACAAATGCTTTAGCATAGTTATTTTTACCCCAATCTTCACCCATTGAGTGACGTGGTAATGCATTCTGATCAAACATTATTACAGTACCTAGTTCATCTATTAAGATATCTGCAATTTGATTATTGACCATGTTATATCCAACCTGATAAGCCTTCATTAAATCAACTAAAGATGTAGATCTAGTATTTCTATCTGAAAAAACTCTACCCTCTACAGGTAATTTACAACCATATAAAGAATTATCACCTTTAAACTGAAAGGGAAGTCTTCCAGGTTTAGTCCTGTTAATACCTAAATAAATAGGATTAATATTATCACCCATTGTAGACCTCCACATTGCAGGTAAATTTGGACCAATCTTTACACCTCCCCATACTTCATTAATCCATATCCAATCTATGTGCTCACCTTGTAATAAGTTTTCTTTACTTTTTTGTTTAAATATAGATGTATCATATATAGCCTTTTTAGTCTTCTTAAATGTTTCATCTATAATTTCCTGTGTTACCTCGCCATCTTCTTCAATTTTAGTTAAGTGACCAACCTTCCTTTGAGTCTTCCAGTATATAGTAGCTATTCTCATTAGATCTCCTTCACCCCACATAGATACATCTTCATTCTCATCTAATATTTGACTAAGAATATCACCACCTCCTGCTGGATCGTTCCAGTAGTTACTAGTAAACTGTCTATATGCTAAACCTGGGCTATTAGTATTCCACTCATGAGATCTAGTTGCGTCATAGTAAGCACCATCATTTTGGTAACCATTTACTTGATATTGAGCTGATTTAGCTGGATAAATTTTTTGTAATGACTCTAGTTGACTAGTATCCATTAAGTATCCATACTTATCTACAACGTCTGATACAGTCATTAAATCAACTTTACCTACATAGCTTGAGTCAGCTATATACCTTTGATCAGGAGACTTCTGGTAGAAAGTTAATAAAGGATTCCAAAGCTCTACATCATAATCATCTTCTAGCATTCTAAAATGCCAAAATTCTCTATCTGCTATAAGCATATCTCTAAACCCTCTTTCTTCAAGCTCTTGCATTTTAAATCTTTCTTCATCTACTGCAAGTTGATGAGATGCCCATTCTTCTACCATGCTTCTATAAGACTTACTAAAAAAATCTTCTATCTCAGGTAATGACTTTAATCCTTCTGGTGATAATTTTTGCTGAGCTTCTTCAGATCCAGGATCCATACCCATGTCAATCATCTTGCGTATTAGATTTGCTTCTGCATCAGCCAGTAATGATTCTTCAATCTCAACTTTTTTAGCATCAAGCATTTCATTATAAGATGCATCATCTATTGCTCTAAACTGTACTCTAGAGTATCTTTTAGCAAACTCACCTGTTAATACATTAATTACATTTGGAACAATAGGATAAAACTTTAACTCTAATGCAGAATCATTCTCTGTAGTTAAAACATCCATTAAGTCTTTATAGTCATTATCTGGCTCAACTATATAATCTGTTTTGTCAATGATTCCTTTTGCTAATTTGTAATTTTTTAGCAAACGTCTTGAATTAAGCTTTAAGAATTCTATACCTTGTAATTCTAACCAATCTAGATTCCAAGCAGCCCAATCATCAGTTTTCTCTTTATAAGGTAAAAACTGAACTGGTTGTGTTAAACTAGAAAAGGTAGGTCCACCATCAGATTTAGCCCCACCCTTTAATTGCATTGCATTTAATACTCTCATACCAATTTAGTCTATTTTATATTTTTAAATCCAGATCTTCTTTTTTTAGAACTACCAAAAGCCTTATTACGACCTATATTTCTAAAAGGACCACTATACTTTAATTTACTGAATTTTTCTGAATTAACCAAAGAATTGTCTTCTGATTCACGTCTCTTAGTATAACCTCTATTTGATTGTTGAATTCTAACAAATGCAACTAATGCGCCAAATGCTACTAATCTATCCACGTTTAAACCTGGATAATAAGCTAGCATTTCTTTTAATAGCATAGGGTCTGGTATTCTTTCTATACCTAATGTGTTAGTCATAACGTTTCCATTCTCATCAAGATCTTCATCTATTACCTCTCTTAAAAACTCTATAGCATATGATATAAGATGACTTTTAAATAAAGTACCTGTATTCTTCCATCCATACTCTTGGTATACTGTTTTATTTGAACCTAGATCTTTTAAAAAAAGTATCTGCTGTTTAGGAACAAGATATCGTTGCTTTCTTTTTGCAATCATGTGTTGTATAAATAAGGATATGTTATTCTCAACAATTGTCCATGCATTATACCATTCAATGATCATCTCTAATCTTTCATGTGTTTTATTTATATCATCAAAACGTCCACACCATGCAGCAACAATCTTATCCTTTTCTATAAATTGCTCTACCTCACCAGAAACTGTAGTTCTAGTTACTTCCACTGCATTTTTATATATAAAAATACTACACAAAGAATCTGAAGTAGTTGTCTTACCTTCTGACACTGGATCAATAGAGCCATAATACATTCCAAAGGAAGGTTTCTTTACTGGTCTTTCCCAAACCACTATAGAGCCAGTTTTGTCTATTTCTTTTTTATTAACTGGAAATGTAGATATAGGTATTTTTCTTGTTCGTTTAGCTTTTATACCTGTGTTATCTCTGTCTAATTCAATTAGCTCATAAGGATATTCTTTTTCTTCAATCCTTTTAAGTTGCTTACTTAATATACCTTGCGGAAATATAGACTCTTTTCTATATGCAAATGCCTCTGAAATATTTAAAGGTTTTTGTGATATCCTAAGTTGGAATTGCTCACCACTTAATTCATTTTTCCATTTAGACCTTTCTATTTTTATTGCTTCTATTGCTTCTTCTACAAGTGAATTACCAAACTTATCAATATAAGGAGGCATAGACCATTGCTCAGGGATAAACAATCCAGCCATACCAATAGTACCATCAGCATCCATTAAATTAGTTTCCACTGAATATATGTCATTTGCATTAGGATTTAATATCATTTCTTTTAAAGGTCCGCATTGCTCAAGGTCACCAACTGATCCTGCTGCAATAAATTGACCGGTAGTCATCATACCTGAAGACATTGCAGGACGTAAATACTCATACGTCTGCATCATGTTTTTTGCAATTCCTGCTTCTTCATGAAAGAAATATGTACATGGACCACCTACCCCTGTAGTAGCATTCTTTTCAAACGATGCTCCTTGTATTTTTGATTTGAGACCTCTTGACGTCTTTCTATTATTTATCTTAACTTCAATTTGCTGTTGCCACAATAACACTTTTTCTGGATTACTAGGCCTATACCAAGCAGTATGTTCATTTAAAAAAGTTTTATACTCTTCTAAAAATTTCCATGAACCTTTGTCATTAATATAATCTTTTAATGATGCACCAATTTTACAAATTGAACCTTCTTCAAACCAGTATTGATTTATAATCTTACCCATGTGAAAGTAAGATGAAGCTATCTGTCTTTTCTTAAGTATAGCTACATGCTTATTATTTAACTCTGCAATAACTTCATACAATGCCATATGATATTGTGCATCCCTTACTTTAGCAAAACCATAATGCTTTTCTTCTTTATCAAAAATAGGTAAAAAATTAAGCCACATATAATAGTCTCTAGTAAGATACCACACCTTGCCATTATCTTTATATAAGACTCCTGTTCTACATTTATTCTTTTGGTCTTCCCAATAAGCTGTAAAATCTTTAGATCTAAATGGTTTATTACAATAAAATCCTTGATCATTAAATATTCTAGCTTGTTTATTAAACTCTAAAGCTATTTTATTAAACTCATATTCACCAGGCTCTTTAAATATACCAGATAGATATTCTTTAAATAATACATCATCTTCAAATGTAGTTGTCTCCCAAACTCCATTGTTATATGTAGGTATAACTCTACTCATCTATAAGGATTGCAAATACATCACCTTCTTGTATAAGCAAATGATCTGACCCATCATGTTCCATAGTAGTAGGTAGACAGTGTTCAGTATATTGAACCATGTCACCTATTTGTATTTCATCAACACCATTTCCTTTTCCAATAACAGTACCCTTAAACTCTTTCTTTCTAGCCATATCAGGTATAAATATTCCACCTTTACTATACTCGTTTTGTTTTTTTGGTTTCAACAATAACTTCTTTCCTACTGGTATTACTTTCTGTCCCATGTTTAGTTTTTTTTACTGGTTTATAATTAAATTCTGGCTCATCCCAATAACAGAAATGCCAATTTGTTTTTTGTTTATTCATTATATTTGATCATATGCTAATCCAGCACCTCCACGTACTGAACTTTCCTGTTCCTGTCTCATATCAGTAAATGCACCTTTATATGACTGCCTTATATTTTCAAATTTAGCAGCAGCATTGACCATAGCATTTATATTACCATCCCTGCCATGTTCAATTGCAGTTACTTCCATATACTTTGCTAATCTATCTAGCATAGACTTTATACCTACATATGCTCTGTAAGTTGGAGTTTCATAAAGTTTTTTGCATTTCTCTAAAGCATTTATAATTATCCCGTCTTCAGGTGATTCTTCTAATTCAATCTCTTCTATAATTATGTCCTCTTTCTCATGTTCTGGTAAGTTAAAGAAAGGATTTAAATCAGGGTTAGGACATGACATATAAAATAAATACTGATACACAGCCATATGTGTATCTGGATACTCTATCATAATGCCTTTTAAAAATGGCAAAGCATAACAATGCTCCGTCAATACAACTTTACTATTTTGAATATCAAATAATCTTATTACCATAATTTTATATTTTATAATGCGTCTATAGCAGCTTTTATTGTAGTATAACTATCATTAACGTAAATTGGTACAGTAGACCCCGTTATATATATTTGACGTACATCTATTAAACTACCATTTTGCTGATAAACCGGGCCAACAGCACTCAACATGAGAGGATTTATTGCAATAAAAGATTCTGATCCTTGTACAGTATATAATGTAGGAGGATTTGTTAATGGTGCTGTTTGTGCTAAATAAACTTGTGTTAATTGTATTGATGCCATTATTTTTTATTTTTTAACCACATTATAATTGAATTTACTTCATCTTTTAAATATGGAAGTTCATATATTTTTACTTCTTCTAATACAGGCTCTCCATTAACATGTTCATTAATAGGATATCCATTTGAGTCTTCTCCTACTTTTTTAAACTTTACATGCTGTATTGTAAGCTTTCCTATTTTAAGTTTAGGGTTATGCTTTTTAATAATATAAGCATAAATACTGAGTTGTAAGTTATAATGATTAAGATTACAGTCATCTAAATGATTAACTGGTATATACATTTTATTTGTAATCCCTTCCCAGTTAGTAAAGCCTTTTTCCTTTATTTCTTTATTTGTTTTGTAATCATTAATGTTTATTTGTCCATTAACAATTTCAACAACATCTGCCTGACCACATAGACCAGCTGATTTTAAATAAACTAAATGCTCAGGATATACACCATCTTCAAGTTTTTGTTTTGGTGCCAGTTTAACTCCATTATCATCAACAATAGGTTTTATAATAGGTACTTCTATACCATTTCTACCAATTGTTTTAAGATCTAGCATATCTGCTTCTCGTTGGTTATGATAAAAATTACCTAATTTTATTGCTCTATCTGTTTCACCATCCCATGCCGCAATAATTTCTTTAGGTGTCATACCATACCACTTAGACCTTTTATTTTTAGATGATCTTTTAGCTTGAGCATCTCTATCAAATTTAGGTTTAAACTTGGCAATAAAGGATGTTACACTTAACCATTTTATTTTTTCATCATTAGTACTTTCATACACATGACCTTCTTCTATAAATCTTAATGCCATAATTATGCTATTGTAGTATACCAATAACCATCTACTGAACCTATTATAACAGGTGTAGACTCATTATTGTATATATAGTTAATTAATATTTTCATTATTTTCTATTTGTTTGTTTATTAATTCTTCTTCATCTTCTGAGGCGTAAGCATCCCAGTAACCTTTAGGGCATTCTGAAGATAGTGATCTAACTTTAAAAGCTAAACTACAACCACAATCAGAACAACAAGGCTGTGTTCCAGGAGCTAAACAGTCATCACCTCTTGAATCAAATAAAGAACACTTAATGCATACTTGAAATCTATCAGTAGCTACAGCCTCAACATGTTCTTTTTTAAACACTTTATTCTTTATGCCTTCAGCAATTTTATCTGCATTTTTAAACGCATCTAGATATTTACTCCATTTATTTTTTATCATCTTTAAAGTCTTTTTTATCTTGGATGTCTTTTTCAATTTGAATCATTGCCGCTTCCATTTGATTAATATTATCTTTAATATCTTGACTTTGTGCAAACCCATTATAAGTTTGCTTTTGTATGTTACCTAACAAGCTTTTATTTTTTAATATAGCTTTATTTAGTTTATTCTTTCTAATAAAAAATGTGCCTAGCCCTTCTATATTAATTCTAGGATATGCTAAAGAAGATACACTCTTCCTAACTTTTGAATAGTAAAATGATATAAAATCATCAACTACAGAAGGATGTACACCAACCTCATTGGCAATACCACTTTTAAAGTCTTTATGCTTCTTTGGGTTCACGGCCTAATATTTTATAATCTAGTAAAACTAAACCTGATGACTGTATATTTGCATTTGGGTTTAATGAAATAGTTTTTTTATTATTGCCATTCTTAATAACTAAACCTTTCTTTTCTGCTTTGGTTATTGCATTTCTGGCTGATTGAGCGCTTTTAAAAATACCCTTACTAACTGCCTCAATGCAAAACTTAGTTAACTCTACACCTACATTTTTAGATAGTTCAGTTAAGAATTTTAAATCTGAATTGCTAATTGATATATTATTAAAAAAGCAATGTGTAACTATCTGATATTTAATTAAGGTATTAATATCAACCTGATGTTTTAAATCTACTTTATTTACTATAGCCATATTTATAAACTTAATATCATGTCAACAAGATCTGGGTTAGGATAACAATCTACTTTATCCTTTCTAACGTTGCCATGTGTTAATAATCCTTTTATATTTCCATAAAAAGCGCTTTGCTGAAAACCAAAAGCTTTTAATGGCCCATACTTTAAAATAAACTCTTTAAGCCCTAGTCTAATATCTATTTCATCTCTTTCCCCTACATATCTAATCCATTTTTCAGTCTCTTCAATTTGCTTATCAGAATACTTGTGCCAATGCAGCTTACCTTTAAACGGTTGCTTTAAAGTGCATATTTGAGACTCTATACATTTAGATCCAACATAAGTTCTAAAACTATTACCGTTTACATCTAAATATCCCATATTGCATATTTCTAAACCAACAGAGTGACGATTCATAAAACCTGAACCAGTTCTACCTAAATGCCATCCTTGACATCCATCTGGAAAAGCTTGAACCATAACACCATCAAACTCATTATTTCCATTTCTGTGATTTTGACCACCTAATACAAACTCTGTTGCTATACGACCACGTGAATCCCTAGCCCAATAGTCTATACAAGCATATGGATTAGCATTACCCGCTGTATGATGTAATACAACATAATCATTTTTAATTGGACCTTTGATATACTCGTCTTTTGGTAAATAGTGTCTATGTACTGTTTGATCATAGTTAGTACTAAAGTACTCCTCTGATATATCAGTATCTTGATCTATTGCTTCAGTATTATCATAGTTTGCATTAAACATCAATATCCAAACATCAGAAGTAACAATACCAGTTACTTCTATATTTTTAGATAGCTGAAATCTTTCTACAGCTCTTTCAGTAAGTGGTCCAAATACTCCATCGGCTTTAATACCCATTACAGTTTGAATAACCCTTACCTCAGAACCTGTACTTCCTAAACTAAGCTGTTTCATTTGACATTGCTTTAGCCATTGCTTCTTGAAATGCTTTTCCTTCTTGTGAATTAGGATCAGGAGCACCTTCACCTTTTTGAGAAGCATATTGTTGAGCCATAAACATTTGCGCTTGCATTCTTTCAGCTCTAGCCTTTTCAATAGCAGCTAGCAATGTTTCATAATCTGCTTGCACTTCTAAGTGTGGAATGTTGTCTTTATAAAAAGCTGTTATCTCTTCTCTTCTTTGAGAAAGCTCTTCCTTTGACATTTGAGGATCTTTGTCTTGAAGATCTGTGTTAATTTTAGAATCAGACATTATCTTTATTTTTATGTGATGAATAAAAACAAAAATAACAAAAATAGTTTAAATAAAAAAAGTTTACATGTTTATTTTAAAACTAAGTTACGTTCTATTATATTAATTAGATCTTTTGCTTCGGAATATTGCCATATTCTAATTGTAAAAGAAGAATCTTCTATATACCAGTTTCCAGTAGCTTCGGCTTCAGCATTATTTCCAGTAAGGAATGATAATCCATTAATGCTTTTTTCAAAATAATAAAAGTCTAGTTCTAACTCCTCTTCTGTAACCAATACCTTTTGAAATCCTAATTGTATTAAATTATCTTCTGTCATCTTACCATTTTACTTTATCTGCCCAATATGCAGCACTCATTTTACCTTTAGCAATATTCTTTCCGTGCCTTGCCTTAAAACTCTTACGTTTAGCTTTCATTCTAGCTGACTCACCTGATTTTGGTTTACCTGCTGTACTAGCCCCTTGTTCTCCAAAACGAATAGTTTTTATTTTATCTCCTTGTTTAGCTACAACTACATGAGACTTCTTGGGATGTCCTGGTGTACGTTTAGGTTTATTATATCCTGCTACTCCAGCTCTTGTTAGCCTTGAATCTTTTTTTGCTGCCATTATCTTTTCTTTCCTTTATGTAAACCATGTTTAGCATGCTGTTTACCTGCTTTAGTTGCTTTTCTTTTCTTTGCATTAGCTGCAGCTAGCTTTTTCTTTCCAGATTTAGTACTCTTAAGCTTAGATAT